AACAGCAAGCCGTAAAGCAGAGCTGCGGTAGAACCTAGAAACGCAACCGCTAAAGCAATGCCCACGATAAGTATTAGTCGGGCTTTGATTTCGCTGTTGCTTAGGCGTTTCATGAGTTGCACCTTGGGGCTGTTGGTCGCTCGACGCAGGTTTCACGGGTGCGGTCGTTGCATGAGGTAATCACAAAAGTCATGGCAATAATGAGGGCGGCGGCAACGATAAGGCTTTTCATGGTGTATCTGGAAAGTCGGCCTCGGGTCCTGCTGTCCATGTGGCTGGGAAGTCTCGCAATGCTTGGCGGTAGGTCGCCCATGCTTCACGGTCTACGGGTGAGTCAACTGTTTGTGTCCAGTCAGATTCTTTGAGCAGGCGGTCACGGTGCAGGCGCATTCTTTCGGCCCACCATTCGGCAGGTACTTTGACGGGGTCAAGTTCGTGCGATAGGTTCATCATGCCACCTCATAGCAAAGAGTAAATTTAATTTGGTCAGAGTTTGCCGGCACTACTGGAACAGTTGATGAAAGAATGCTTGCAGCAGTGTAAGCAGGTGAAGCAACTATTAATTGAAAAGTTGTCGCTGAAATATAAAACGCTTGCATTGGATAAAAGACATAAGCCGCCGAAGCGTCATAAAAAAGACCGTAACCAATTGCTGCGTTGTTACTTTTAATTGAAACGGCTGATGGAACACTGATTCGATAAGCGCCCGTTCCTGCAGCTGCACCTGATGTACCAAAATAGATTGTACCTTCAACAAATGCCCGTTTCTGAATTACTTGATATCTGCCTTCCTGAAAACTTGACGTGCCTAAAGTCGGGTTAACAGTTACCGCCGTTAGTGCTGGCGTATAAGTTTCCGCAACGGCCCCAATGGTATTAAGCGTCGCCGCAGTCAACACCTGCCCCGAAGTTGTCCCTGCTGTCCACTGTGTAGCCATGATTCTCCTTTATGCGACTCGACTACTGTCAAGTATCCCTAAATAAGTGTCGTCCAAAATAAAACTCTGATACTGGTATGCGGGCAACAAACCTAATGTTACTTGACAGTCCGACGGTGTAGCCGAAATACGGCGACTAGCAATAACAGACATTTTGGTTTGTTGAGCGCACCCGGTCGGCGTATAGGTCAACTGCACTGGTTGCCACATCACCGACTCAATGTCAAGGATTTTGTTCCAAAACGGTTCGGCGGCGTCAGCAGCTGCTGACTGAACCATTTTTGAACTAAACGACAGTTCTGCGGGTGCAAAAGTTATTTCACCAAAACGGTTGATCCACGAATTGTTTGTATTTTGTTGATTGACGCCACCATCTATAATTGAAAAACCTGCTTGGGTGTAAGACCTAAACCGTTGCCCATATTTAGTTGTAGACGTGGAGTTAAAACTATTAATAGTGTTGTTATCTGTGACATTTGTAGTTTTGACATAATTTGTAAGTAGATCTTCGTCATATCCAGTAACAAGATCACCAATAGGTAATTGTGTCCCTGAAATTGTTTTGTCTTTGAAAATAAATGTTGTTCTATTCGCAGCGTTTCGAGTCATTGTGTAATCAACAAGTTCGTAACCAAAATCAGGATTACTCAAAGTGATTGTTGTTGGAATAACCATTGACGGCCCAACAGGAGTGATGATTAATTGGATTGATGAACTAATACTGTTGCCAATATTTGCTGTTCCGCACGTGACAGTAAAATTGTCTGTCAAAAGTTTTGTTGTCACTGTGTAACCAGTATTAGTACCACCAAGAGTAGGCATTTGAGCAGGATTTGATGGAGTGCTATTTTCGTAAAATGCCTCAACAAATAATGATGCATTTCCCCCTATTCCATTCGTGTTTACCGTTGCGGACCTTCCGCCAGCAGTCAAAGCGTCAATAAACGAAATAGTCACATACGAATTGATCCCGTTGTCGTCCAACGCAAACTGGTCAACGATGCCGTGAAACAGTTTGAAACTGGTCGGCACACCACCAACCGTCGTAGTTCCGTTAATGAGTACGGCCTGATTAAACCAGTCAACCGACCCATAGGTGCCACCGCCACCCGGTGTAAAAGACCCCGTAAAGTTCTTGATTAACATTGAGCCTCTACTGGTCCCAATCTCAGCCAACGAAACCTGCGTGTTCACATTAAAAGACATGACTTCAGACGTGATGTCATACGACGCGCCAAGGTTGCCAATCGTGATCGTGAACGCGGTTGTGATAGCCATTTAAAACCTTGCGCCTGTCGTGGTCTGCAATGGGATCGCACCGTTCTGTCGAGCATATTTTTGGATTGCTCGCACGACTGCGTCGGGGTCGCCACCGTTGACATTGACCGTGATCGTGTTGCCACCCATTGCGCCGTTAGGCGTGATGTTGCCAGACGACGACGGCGTAAACAACTCAACCCCGCGTTCACCCACAAGGTAACTTGAGCCACCAGCGACGGGACCCCCTGCAGCTCTCGGGCCACCAAACCGTCGTTCTTCAATTCCTAAGTTGACTCCTCTTCCAATTTTATCAATCAGAGTGACAGCACGATCTAATTGTTCAGTATCAACAAGTATTCGAATCTGATTCTTTTCCGCATTAGTCAACGCCACTGTGCCAGCAAGTGCAAGGACCATCAATTGTGCGTTAATTAGGCTTTCGTTATATGCATCAACTGCCTCTTGTGAACCGCCATAAGCCTCAACCGCTTTATCTGTTAAGTCAGTTAACTGTTGTTTAGCGTCGGCAACTGCATTGTCAAGTTTCAAACTCCCAATAAGGCCCTGCCATTTAAGATCAATAATTGCTAATTCTTCGGCTTGATCTTCAATTGCAAGGTTCATTTTAAGGATTTCTTCGCGACTATCTGCAAGCCTTGAACTGACATATCCGCTATAGGCGTCACCGAGAGATTTTGCTGCTTCTTCAGCTGCTTTCGCCTTTTCTTCGTTGTCGTTAAACCATCCACTTATTTCGGTGAGAATTCTTCCAGCGGGTCCCTGTCTAAGTTGGTTTCCGAATCCTTCCCAACCGCTCGTCATTTCTTTTATGCCATTCAGGGTGTCAACAAAAACACCGCCAGCGTTAATAACAAAACTACTCCAAAGATCGCCAAGATCATCAACAGTGTCTCGGTACTCTTTAGCCTTTTCTAGTTCCTTATCCGTGATCACTTGCCCGTTTGACACAGAATCTAAAGATGCTTTGAGATCGTCCGCGCCCATCTCAATAAGTTCGGCCATAGACTGCCAGCCCTTGCCAAGCAATTGAGCCGCGACGCGTGCTTTATCGGTTGGGTCTTTAATGCTTTTGATTCTTTCAATGGTTTTCAAGAATGTTGCATTGACGTCTAACGAACCATCTTTGAGATAGACAAGGTCTACGCCAAGGTTTCGCACCTTGTCAGGGTCCGCACCAATCGTTTTGTTGAGGCGACCAATTGCACCTTCAACGGCGTCCACTGGGATACTGAGATCGCCTGCGACCTCGATATAGCGTGACGCGTTCTCAACGGATAATCCTGTTGCATCCGCAAATTTGCCTGACGCTAACGCAATGTCTTGAAACGCTGTTATTGCTTTTGTGGCAAAGCCTGCAAGAGCGGCCCCGCCTGCAAGAGCAAGAGTTCCCGCGTTGGCTTTGACGGCGTCTAAAGCGACTTTTGAGCCAGCCTTAAACTTGCCCATCCCACCCTCGGCATTGCTAACAGCACTTTTAAAATCGTTGAACGCGGCTTTAGCGTTTTTGATGCCTGTGTCCTCGAGGCTGGTAATGATCGGAATGTTGATTGCCATTAGCGGATTCTCGCCATCTCTTGGTTTGCGTTCCGAACAACTCGCTGGATCGTGTCGTTCATCTCTCGTTCAATCATAGACAAAGAGTCGGCGGCCTTAGCCCACATAAAGCGTGAAGGGTTACCCGGAAGCGCGTTAGCAAAGTTTGGTCGCTGATACTTAGGCTCACGCTTAGAGACTCTGCCCCCACCCTTGCCAGCCATGTCTACAATCGCCACAGGCGCGCCCTTGGTCGTAATTCGAACAATGTTGACAGGGACGCTCATACGGGGCTCGTTGAGGTTTCTACGGGGCTTGCGCGTGTCAATCTTAATGACCGAGTTTTTGCGATTGCCCCACCCGGTGCGACCGTTGTGAGCCATACCAGATAGCGGAGGCGACGTCGGAATTGATTGGTTAATTTCATTAAGCAACGGTTTGAGGATTGCTCGAATGTCTTTGTTTAATTCCTTCTTGAGTGAAGGGTTGATTTTGCCGAGTTCGCGCAAAGTCTCGGCTACACCTTTCACCTGAATTGTCATCGTTTGTGTTTCGCTTTCTCGTTTTCCTCAACAATCAAGCGAACCATCTCGTCCACAACTGACGCTGGACAGTCCATCAAATCCAACGGACTGATACCTGTCCTAACTGCCAGCTGCGCTATGAGGTTGACGGCGCGACCTGCCTGCTTTTGTCTTTTGGGACAAAAGTAATGTCCCCTACCAACTCAATCCATTTGTTAAACACTTCAACGACCACACCGCTAGTGCGCACCGCGTCCCATGCCAACCATGCAAGAGCTTTAAATTTCATGTTCTCAAGAAATTGCCCGACGGACAGTTGCGGGTGATTATCCTCCCACCTACACGCGACACCGTAAGTGATCGGTGCTTCATGTACCTGTCCGTCAAGCATTTCTACTCGTAACGTCATTCCAATCATGTCGGGGCTCCTCTGTTTGTTGGTTGATTAGATCAGGCGGTGGTACGAACCCACGTGCCTCCAGTGGCCGTCAATGTCATTGTATCGAGGGCCCCTGTCTGCGAGTTCACGACCATTGCGGTGTTGATCATCGCATTGGAAATCGTATAGGTGGGGTTTGCAGGGCCGACTGCTGCACTGGTTGGGCTGATGACGATGGTGGTGTCGCCGTCGCCAAGTGCGTCATAGATCGTCTTTTCAACAGCGGTTGCGCCGTATTCAAGCAGGATCGTTGCACTGACGGACACTGTTTGGAGCCCAGCAACGAATTTGTGCCCGGTAGCCCCCATCACGGTTGCCTCGAGAGAATCGAAGCCTGCGTCTAACGAAATTTGAGTGCAGTTTAAACTGATGTTGGTTGCACCGATGAGCATTTTGCCTGAGCCTTGGTAAACGATTGCCATGTTCTTTTTCCTTTGTTAGTTAGCGTGTCGCTGTGAGTTTGATGGTGAGGTCATAACAGGGGAGGTCTTGCGACCCGATTGTTGCGATGGATGGTTGTCCCGAGATGACTGCAATGTCGGACCCGAGAATTGTGTCGGCGACGCCGAGAATGTAGTCGGTTGAGTCTTGGTTGCCGGGCGGCGCACCAAGGATTCGAATCGTGATTGTGACGTCGGAAACTTTGGATGTTGGGTTTGCACCAAACGATTCAAACGACGGCAACTCAATGAATACGGTGAGCGGTCGTGCGTTGCGCGGATCGGTGACAGGTTTGAGGCCGAGCGCGGTGAGTGATGCGGCGACCGTGTTGATCGCATCGGTGAAAATGCCTGCCACATCAAGCCACCTGACTGCGTTTGACGCCAAGCAACTGGTTGACGCGACCGAGTGTCATCAGCGGTGGTCCGCTCATGTCTTGGAATGATGCGTATGAATCTCCAGTTGTTCCGCGTTCACGGTATAGCCCTGCGGCGTAAAGCGTGGTTCCTAACAGCACTGAACTGTCAGGGACGGTCGTGAGACTGTCGTGGTAACCAGCCTGCACGCGACGCCTGAAACACCAAGCGTTAGCAGCTGCGACACAAGTAGTGAGGAACGCGGTGTCATTTGCCGTGGCCGACGCGATCCCGAGAAACTCTGTCACCGGGGCAACTGATGACAACCAAGTGCAGGACTGGGTCCAAGTTACGGTTCCAGTCGCTGCAGATCTCGGATAGTTATCGAAGTTTGATTTGACAAGTAGTTGATTCGTGATGGTGACTTCGTAATCAAATAAGAAATCACCTTCGTGGCTGACACCAGTGAACAGAAAAGTAGGAACCGCTTGAACGATATAAGTCGCATTGAAATCGTTTCCTACCCCTGCAACTACAATCGTTTGACCGATCGTGATGTCTGTTGCTTCAAGGGTCTGAATCACGGCGTAGTCATCCACACGCTGAGCGTGTGTAACGGTGAATACGGCCATGATCCAGTTCCCTTCGAGTCGTTTACTTAATCAGGCTGCGTCAACCATTTGAACGAACATATCGGCGTTCGCCATGAAGGTCGCGGCGTAGCCACGATATGCAACGGTGCGTCCAAGTTGCGACGGGACTTCAACGCTGACAGCGCCCTTGTTCTGTTCGTAGAACTCGAATCCAGCAGCTGCGCCTGCGGCGTGTCCAATGATGAACGTACCGGGTGTGGTGAAGTTCTTGTCAACGATGAGTGACAAGCCAAGCGGGTTGCCATTCCATGTGGTCGCATTTGAAGTGCCAGCGGCGTTCATTGGTGCCAAGGTTGGGAACAACGGACGGCCAGTCGAATCACAGAGGCTGCCGAGTTGGGCCCACACGTCAGGGCTAACGAAAGCGTGAGTTGGCAAGTAGTTGCCAGCGGCGCTGATCGTTGCGGCAGCGTTGTAGATGCCAGTGATCGTTGCCTGTGAATCGGTTGAATCCCAAGGCTCGGTCTGTGCGGTTCCGCTGGTGATTGCGTTGCAAGCGAGAAGGTCGGTTGCTTGACCGTATGCGATTGCCAACTGGCGCAACACGATGTCAACGCTTGAAGGATCGGCCCAATCAATTGATTGTTCGGAGAGCAACACGTACGTTCCGACGGTCTGCTTGTTGACGTTGTTGTTGGTCACTGTGACAGTTGAAGGGTCAAGCGTGTCAAGTTCTGCATTCTGCACCGTGGCTACTGGCCTGACCGTCAAAATTGGTCGACGGAAAGTGGCTCCAGTGCTGGGCATGGAACGAGCGCCAATCGCTGAAACGACTGGACGGATCGGATCAAGCGAATCGTACAGGGGCTGAACGATCGGGGTCGGAAGGACACCCAAAAGGCTGGGATCGGCAGTCACGTCAGGCGCAGCTGCTTGGATGCGTGCGCTGAACTCTGCGAACTCGGCTCCGCCCTGAACAAACTTGCTGATGTAT